TATGTTGAAATTGATTTCTCGGGGTTGAGGGTGTTGCCTGAGAAACTGAATTTGATAATGTTCTTAAACCTGATCTAGGAGCAGGGAGTGTCTTCTTTTGTTGTGAAGTAGCTGGTTGAAACTTAGCCTGAATTTTTTTAAGCTTAGTCATTTTTTCAGCTTCTTCTACGAGAGCCTCTTCTATCTCTTTAGCGGCTTGATCGACAGTTAAGATGTCTCCGTCTTCGTTGAAGGTATCGAGTATATGTTGTAATACGTGCTCTTCAGCTCCAAGGGCCTTAATCGTGTCGAACTCTGGGTTTGATTGTACTGTGTTACTAATTTCTTTCTTATATTGAGAAATAGTAGCATCATACTGTTTAGTCGTAGTCGACTGTTGCGTTTCTTCTAGTTTTGATAACTTAGCCTCTAGCTCGCGAATTTTAGCAGCTTCAGGAGTTTCACCGTTAAGCTTGTTAATGAGTTGGTTACTATATTCGTTATAGTCTACGCCCATCTCTTCGAGAACGGAATAATCCTTAGCATCCAGCTTAGTCTTGAGTTCACGCAGTTTAGCGTACTCAGCCCGTTCCTTTTCAATTGCTTCTTTTTCGGCTTTAAAGGCTTGTTCTTTTTGACGAAGTGCCTGTTCTTTACGCGCCAATGCAGTTAACTGGGGCGAAAGAGTGACTTCTTTAGGTGTGGTTGTCTCTACAGAAGAGTCAGATTGTCTTGGAGACTCTTGTTTATCTATCTCCATTCCTGTAGAAACTGTAACTGTTTTTCTGGGCATTGCAGGGTTTGGATTAGTGTCGGCATTAATCTGTGCTCGACCTTGGGCTGTAACTATCGGCATATTATATCTCCTATGCTTTCAATGAGTTAAAGGGTTATTTGCATGACTTATTGTTGTTGTGGAGCTCCAGGTGCGGGCGGCGCTGCAGGAGCAGGTGCCGGCTGAGGAGGTGGTGGCGGATTAGCGGCTATTGCAGCTTGAGTTTGAAGATCATTCATCTGCACAAAGAACTGTCTAAGCTTAGCCATTTTACTCTCTTCTAATTTGGCTGGAGCATAGATATTGATATACTGAGTTACAAGCTTTACAGCTGTTCCTTCTGGATCAAGCATGAATTGATCTGGAGCTTCATACTCACCAGATTCAATAATATTATCTAAAATACTTAAAACACGCTCTTCAAGAGCATTAGCGAGCTTATCTGATTGTTTAAGATCTGGGAATCCCGATAGTCTACGAAATTCTTTAAGATCTATTTCACCGTTCGCAAGCATTTCGCTAAGCATGCTATAACGACCAGCAGGGTCCCGAGGCAGGCTAGATTGGTCAAAGCATTGAATAACATAAGTGTCTTTAAGGATAGCCGCCTTTGGGAGGTCAACTTCTCGAGTACCGTCTTTATGAGGGTATACAGTAGAATATGCACCGTCACGCTCCGCAATTTCTTTAGCTAGGTCTATGATTTGATAGGCAAGCTCGATATAGTAATTTTCATATCGTTTTGCAAATGTGGCGAATCGGTCTGATTGGAGAGCATCGTAGGATCTGATTGCTTCTCCGGAATTAAGACCCATCGGTTTTTGACTTGTTGCGGCAAGAGCAGATATTCCACTTTGTTGATAGGCGAATGTGATGAGACGCTCGAGATGATCATACATTTCCTGGGGTAAACACTGCGCAACTTCATATATTGGTTTAGTTCCTCTATACTTAATGATAGTACCCACGTTGTTGTTAAACGCAGTTTCAAGTACTCTTGACATCTCATCAATAAATATTCTTGGTACACCTATAAGGTTAATAGCCTGAGACATAGTGATAAGAAGCTTATTGATCTCAATCTGGGTACCTAGAAGTAGTTCTACAAGCCCTCTAGAGAACCAACCTACTGCATTAGGATCGTATGGAAGTTTAACAAAAGGGAATTGATCTTTCTTCCATTCTTCTTCAAACAACATACCTTGTGAGCATGCTATCATATGGAAGCCATCATCAGAACCTTCAGAAGAACGTTTATGCCATCCTTCTACGAGTATGATTTGATCTGATACTGTATCTTTAGAAGTACTGGAGGTATCAACGGTTGCTTTATCAGCTGCCTTAATCCTCTTAAACTCATCTGGAAACATAGCCTCAGCTACATCACGAGATACTAGTTTAGTTTGGATAAGCATCTTAGGATCGTTATAGTAAGCATCATTAGTATCTACCCACAACTCAGTTTCTAATGTACGCTCTAAAGCTACCTTCTTATCTTTCTCTACAATCTTAACGAATCCGTCACCAAACCACGTAGCATCTCGCAAGTTTTCAACACCAATCTCATACGCCTTAGTGCGGAAGAACTCACCAGTTATGAACTGATTCATTTGCTTAGCTATATTACGTTCTTTATAGTCACCGTTATCGGTTAAGAAGATAGGCTGAGGACGATTTTGGGATATGCGGCTCACCAACGTATCCGTGCAGGAATACGTAACATTCATGGATGGTCTGTCCATTGGCAGTTGATTAGAAACATCAAGCATCTTAGAATTTATAGCGTAGTTCATAAGCGGTTTACCTGAAACTACACGATTAAAAATAGAGGCCTGTTTAACTCGGAATTGTTGTTGTTTTTGTAGGTATAAGGCAGTAGATACTAGTTGTTGAGCTCTGGTAGCTTCATCTTTACCGAGCCACCATTGATAGCTAAGATTACCTTCTTGCCAAATGCTATCGTTATCTTTAGTCTTAGCTTTAATCGTTACTCTATCTGTGGATCGTCCTGGACGCTTATTCTTAGGTGAAATTTTAGGCATATCTTATCCTATCGTTGGAGCAGACCAGGCAAGAATCTCTTCTTCTGTATAGCCTTTAAATCCAGCTTCTAGTGGCTGAATAGGCTCATCATACACAGCAGGCTTCTTACGTCTTACTTTTGGCGCCATTGGCTGCACCAAAAGTTCAACTTCTGGCGTCTTTAATGACACCACACCTGCTTGATGCATGGCTTTAGCCAGAGCTTTAAGCTCTTTAGGGGTTATCATTAGAGCTTCGAAATGAGCTTTTTAGCTCGTTCTTTACGTACATGACGTAGAAGTTCTTTTTCATCATCTCGTCTATCAGCACGATCATTTTCATGATTCGACTGTTCATCTTCTTCTTCGCTTGATTCAGATGCATTAGATAATTGTTGACCCATCGTTCTTTTAACGGGGATGTTATCATCCATTGCATCAGTAGTTTCATTTTGGCGTTCGATTTCACTATCTTGAAGATCTGAATCTTCTGGACCTTGATCCTTACCTGGACGTTTATCAACTACTCTGCCACCATAGGCGTAGCTATTGGCATGTACAGCATCATCTTGAGTAGGTTCTTCATTCTCTTCAAGAGCTGTTAGAGCCTGAATATCGTCTTCGGAACCCGCATCTGTTTGAGGTTTTTGTTTCTTTTTGTTCCTAATCATCATTGAGAGTGCACTTGGATTTTTCATTTCATATCCTCTTTATCTTGAATAGAATCTTGCATTTGTAAATGTGATATGAGGGCTGTTAATGCGTCAACAATCATGCCCTTATCTTTTTTCTCAAAACCCGATAAAAGCTCTGCTGCCACACCGTTCAGTAATTGGGTATCCTCACCCGACTCATTGTCCATCTTGTTCCTCATCTTCTTGCATATAAGTACGGCAGAAAGCTTCTAAAGCCTCACGCAGGGCCTTAATATCCTTTTTATGGCCAGCAGATATAAACTCACTGGCTATCATTTCAAGCATAAGACGTTTACTGGTTTTATCCGAGGTTCTAGCTATTTGAGCTGTATCACCCCTATTACGTCTATTTTTAGATTTTAAAAAAGGTAAGTCTGCCACGTAACAGTCTATACGTCGCTTTAAAGTATCCAAATATGTATTTTATGGTCGTTTATAGGCGATAATGTGCTATTTTAGGTGTTTTAGGGGCTATTTCTTCCATTTATCTAAATCGGCCAGAGGATCGTACCCAAGGCCATAAGGGTCGTTCAAGATGTCCTCTTCCTTCCGGACTTGATCATATGTAAGTCTATGCATACGGTCTATTTCTTCATTATAATACTCAGGACTACCAATAATAGTAGGAGGTACAGGAGGTCTATACGTAAATGCAGGGGAAAACTTGAAGGGATAGAGAACGGAATCGATCGCATCTGAGTGTCCTTTCACTACTATCTTATCTGGCGTACTTTTATTAAGATCTTTTTCAAGTAACGAACAATCTTGAGCAAAACGAGTAGTGTTACGAGCTTTAAAATGTCCCCTACTGAGCGCGTCATTAAGAAGTCTGTAATTTCCCTGCTTATCTCGTTTGTCAGCGGCCTCGATTGGGATAGGGTAGCGTACCTTGAGACTTTCAATAATCTTCTTACCAAGGCCGCCTGTATCAGCGACAATCTTTGATGGAGGGTACTTAGCACAAAGCTCCTGTATCTGAGCCATAAGCTTATCTATCGATTGACCTGGAGTTACAACCTCATCTACCAAATAGGTAATTGGGGAGCTATCACTCCAAGCGAGCACAGACAAGCTATCAGCATCATTAAATCCAAGGTCAATACCAAGCAAGAAATTATAAGCGCCATTAGGTAAAATATCATAATGGTTCCTCTCACTAGAGTATCCCAGTAAAAGGCTATTCTTGTCAAGGATCCATCTGCCAAAACACTCACGTTGGATACTAGGGTGATCTACTGTAACACCCCTCATATCGCAATCCTGCTGTATAAGCTGTTCTACAGTTAACCCCGACTTCTTAGTAATCCATGGATTTTTATGTAACGTCCAAGCGTGATGCGACCATTTACCGGAATGTGCCATTTCGTAGAAATACCCTGAGGGTACTGGGCCTGGAGTACCAATGAGACGACATCTCCCGTTTGTATCATAGAGACGCTTGATAAGGATGTCCTCAACAAGGTCTTTAAGATAACTACGAAAAGCCTGACATTCATCGACGTATGCCAGTATAACATTACTAAGCCCACGAAATTTCTCAATCTCCGCTTCATCAGCTGCTCCTGAACAATAGATTATAGAACCATTAGCAAACTTACAACTAAGATCAGTTTCGTTAAACTCTACTTTTATTTTGAATTCCCTAGCAATTCGTCTAAGGTCTGCCCATATAATCTTTTTAGCAGAGGCCCGAGATAGCGTGATGTATAGTCCGGTTGTTCCGGGATTCTTTTGTGCTGTATCTATAAGATCTGCAGCACACGAGACTGTTTTTCCTGCCCGAACAGAGCATACGGCAGTAGCGTATCTTGCAGGATCTGTAATAAAGTCAAGCTGCTCCTTAAAAAGAT